CACTACGGGGAGGATGGTTTCTACGGCTGGGAGTAGTGCAGCGCCAATTGACTCTTTTGTTTCGTCTAGCGAGTTCTTAAGGATCTTCATGCGGCCTGCGGCGGTTTCGGCGGCTGCGGCCGTTGCTCCGCCAAAGGTTCCGCCAAGGACATTCATAACGTCGTCAAGCGTGGCGCCGTCTTTGATCATGGCTTTGATCTCTGGGGAGAGTTGTCCGAGCGCCTTAAAGTTGCCGCCGTACGCTTTGGCAAGTGCATCTGAGACGGTTGCTAGATCCTTACCTGAGCCTTGTGCGATGTCCTGAGCGAGCGCTAGGGCTTCGTTGGCTGTGGTGATGTCCTTAGTGCCTACAAGAAGCGCTTGGAAGGCTGGACGCAGTTCGCTGTCGGCCGTACCGGACGCCCTCGACATTGCAGCGATGACCTTCTCTTGTGAAGCAACTTGTGCGTCTGTTGCTCCCGTAACGTTGCCCATGACGAGCGCAAGGTTTGCTTGCTCCGCTGCGTCTTCCATTGCCGCTTGAGTTGCGCCTGCAAGTGCTACGCCTAAGCCAGCCATTGCTGCGGCCGCTGGGATTGCTGCCTTCTTAATAGCGAAGTTTGCCTTGGCTCCGAATCCTTCTAGTTGCTTAAATTGGGCAATCGCCTTCTTAGCGCCCTTGGGATCGTATTCGCTGATGATTGGGAGGATGACGGCCATGGGTTTACCTTGCGCTTAGATCGCGACTTAAGGCTTCTCCGACGCGGGCAACGATCCGCTCCATCTCTGTCTCAAGTTCGCTTTTGTTTGCTTCGTACTGTTTCCACACTACTCGCGACGGGTCGCCGTATTTGGCTGTTAGGGCTGCGCCCATTTGATTACTTTTTGAGAAGTCAAAGAAGGATGCGGCCGCGCCCATCCATTTAATGGCAAAGGTTGAGAGGTTTACTTTGCCGCCAAAAACTTCTTTGGGCGCTTTGGTGTTGATGTAGGCCTTGACGGAATGGTCGGTCGGCCATGGGAAGACTTCGTACTCGCCACGGAGACGCCATTGGCGTTGCCATCCTGAGAGCGGATAGTTCAACGGGATGGCCGACTGGATGTCTGAGACAAGCCCAGACGTTACGCGCTTGTAGTCCTTGGTGATGTCGCGACGGAGAGCCTTGTCGATCTTGTTGAGATCTTTAAGCGCTTGGCCAAGGCCGAACACTTCTATCCGTGCTTCAACGCCGCCGGCTGAGTCTCTCATTTGTGTCCTTTTTTGTTTTGGTCATTAAGGACTCTAATGATTGTTTGTAGGTCGCGTGAGTCAAACGACTCCGCATAGAACGTCGGAGCCCATCCCGTCGCGACTACCAGTTCGGCTAGTTGCCGGCGGTAGCCGCGTCCGTAGGGTTTGGATCGGTTGCGTCCTCCGCTGCGATCTCGACGTCTGGGTTTTGTTTCAACCATTCGCGCCATGACGCTGGAAGTTTCTCGCCTTTGATAGTGAGCAGCGTGTGTACCCAACACGCAAGATCGGATGCACCTATGCCGCGTCCGTCGGACACTCGACGATTCTCTAAGCGTTCCCATTCGGCAATGACAAAGAGGTTCGTGGATAGTTGTTCGGTTACTTCTCCGCGCGTGACGGTCAGTTTGATTTTCATGGTGCTCCTTGTGTCGGGCCGAGGACGGCCGTGATTATGGTGTTACGTCTACCGAGTACACGCCGCCCTGTATCTCGATATCAATTACTTGAAGTTCGCCAAGGGAAGCATTGATGACAGGTAGTTCAGAGATAAACCCATCTGTCAAAATAAAACCGGGGTTCGTTGCGCCGTCTGCGGCCGAAGTTGGTTTAACTTTGACAACAATTTTTTTGCCGACATAAGCCGAGATTAATTGGTAAGTCTCATCGGTTGCGTATGAGTTGTACATCGTCAAGGTAAGCGAGTTTGAGAAGAGGCCAGACGTGTAGGTGCGTGATGTGGATCCGAAGGCGGTGTCTTCCAAAGGCTCGGAGACGACGGTGAACACGGCGGCCGTGCATTGGTCGCTGATGTTGTTTAGGGTAGAAATGGTCAACCCAATTTCTACGGATGGATTCGAGAGGATTGTTGTGGTTGCCATGATTGCTCCTTGAGTTGTGGATTTAGTTTGACATAGATTCGGGCGCTAGGTGTGGATTACGCCGTTTGGACTTGGGTTGCGACGGTGAGTTCGTATGCTGGCAGCATGGATCCGCCGATGTCGACGTTGGTGGGGCGGCCTGAGATGATGCCGATGTTGAGCGCGTATACCTGAGCGAGCATGTTGAGTAGGGACTTCTGGGCGTCTAGGTTGCCGGGGCCAAGTGTCACGATCTGGAGTGTGAAGGTGAGTTTGGCAATGTTGTAGTTAAAGCCTTCAATGGAGTCGATGTTGACGAACACGCACGGAGGGACGATGTTGCGTGGATCGTTTACGACTTGGAGCCCTGAGACGGTTTGCAGTTTGGCGACTAGGTCGTCGTAGCCCTCATTAAATAAGTCGGTGTAGGTGGGGACTGGCACTAGGCAACCTGCGGACGGTCAATGCCTAACAATTGGCGGATCATTCCGTTGAGTCCCATGACGGGAGCGGTTCCCATTGACTGAAAGGATGCAAAGGAATCCATAGATCCGCGCTGACGGTACAACGCGCCGCCATACATGATCGTTCCAAGTTTGACGTCTTGCGAAGGGACAGTTGTAAGGGAGTCGACATAGCCGGCTTCCATTCTTCGGCGCCAACAGAATTGGGAAGCACTAGACGCGCATATTGTTAAGAACGCTGCGTCGGCGCTTGTGGCCGTTCCTATGCCAAGCCAGTCCTCAACGTCTCCTGCGCTGATCCATGTGCAAGTCGGAGTTGATGTCAGGGTTCCAGACGCGGCGGTTCGCTCGACATCGGCGGCCGTTTTTGCGTAAAGGACTTGATTGGCAATTGGAATGTTGACGTCGTAGAGAAGATCGCCTTCGGTGTCTACGCCCTCAAACAGATATTGCGGAAGAGCGCGGACGGTGTAGGTTCCGTTAAATGTGGCGTCTACTCCTGCGACCGTAATTGACTGGCCGACCTCCAACTCCGTCGGGGTGAGAAGTTGAAGGACGGCGAAGTCGTCTATGAGGTACTTGTTGGTGACGCTGTAGGTAGCCATGAGCGGATGCTCCGCTCTCGACTAGGCGATCAAGATCGACTGAACTTGGGTGCTGTCTGCAATAAAGGTTGAAACATAGCCCGCGTACGAGAAGTTGCGACCCAAAGTAGACGGCAACTCCACGCTCATTAGGCCACGGATTTGCTCATAGAACTCGATGGCTTGTGCGCGTGCGACAACCATTGTTGAAGCCGCAAAGTTACGGTCTGCAACAAGAGTCAAACCGAACGGGTTAAACGTGCTCATCTGTGTAATGTTTGCAGTTCCCGCAGCGTTCATTCCGGTTAGTCCGGCGGCGGCTGTGTACGGGAATACAGGTCGCTTGTCCGCGTCCAACTGCTTTCCGAGGTACAGCCATACGTTCGGGTCTACGAAAAGATGGTCTGGCAAGAAGTTAGTTGCAACAAGAATGTTGTATGCCGAAGTGTAAAGCGCGTTAAACAACGAACTTGGATCGGTGGTGTTAACTGTCCATGTTGCTCCCGATGCTGTTGCGCCAGCGGTGATTGCGTCTGCAGCCACGTTGTCGCTGGCCAAGAGATATTCGCCTAGTAAGTCATTGAGGATTATCTGCAAACTGGCTGGGTCTGTGAAGTCGACGTCCTGAATTGAGAGCGTGACTTGTCCTGCCAATGTTGTCTTGCTTACCGAGTTGGAAGCAATAACCATTGTTGTTGCGGATGCTGCGGCGAGTTCGTTTGCTTGTGCAGCGACGCTTGTGTGCGTGGTAATCGTTGGACGAATAAATGTCTTTGATGCTCCGCCGTTTGGCATTGCACGTGCGCCAACTGCCTGAACAACTGGACGGATAAAGTTGAGGTCTTGAAAGACTGGCCCAAGGACTGGTACTGGCAAAAGACCCGGAGTGTCCGTAGTGAGTACATCACCTGCGGCGGCTTCAAGTGCGGATTGCTTTGACTTGATGAAGTCTTGAGTTGCGGCTGCAACGTTGCGGAATGTCTCTCCGCCGATGTGCATTGCTGCCATGTATTCGCCGGGGGTTGGAAGATCAAACTTGCGCTTCGGTACTGCTGGAAGAGAAGCGGTTGGGATGGTGGCTTCGATGACTGGTGCTGCTACTGATTCGGACATTGGGTTCTCCTGTTGAGGTTCTTGTTCTTCATTATTACTGATTTCTTCTTCGGGCTGGTGGATACTGGCCGCGACTTTGGTGATCTGTGCAAAGTCTCCAAATGCGCCTATGGGGACAAGCGATAATTCTTGCCAGATAGCAGACTCGATCACCATAGTTCCGTCTTCGTCGTACGAGAACTTAACTGGGTTGATCCCAACTGAGACTTGGTCGATAGTGCCGTCGCCGGCCATGACGAGCGCGTCATTTCCGAGAGATGTTGCGCTGATTTTGGCGGTGAAGAGCATGCCTTCTGGAGTGTCTACGCGCTCCGTGACAACGCCTACTGGCTGGGATGCGTCGTGGTACATGAAGAGTCGTGGGGCTTTGCCTTCGGTTGGGAGGGCGCCCGGCAAGATGCGAACGGTCGTTCCGTCGGAAACGGTGGCGTCCACGTTGTATGGTGCTGCGATTCCTGAGATGGTTCGGCGTGGTGCGTCGCCTGCGGCGGCGTCAAGCGTGAAGTCTCCTGCAATTAGTTTGATCATCGGTTGGCTAGTCCTTCTTGAGTGTTTTCTTGGATGGTTGGTTCGTCGGCTTTGTCGGCCATGTAGTTCTCTTCCAGATAGGACTCTGCGTCAAACTCGACGTAAGTTCCGCGTGGAAGAACGGAGTCCATAGAGAGTGCAGCCGCAATTGCTTCTGCGTACATTTTAAGTCCGAAGATGTACAAGTCGGCGCGTGCTTGCTGGGATGATTGGTAGGAATACGATCCGGTTGAGACGCCTACGAGATACGGTGGGACATTGCAAAGGCGAGCGGCTTCAAGGGCGCTGTAGTTTGCTGATTCAATGAGAAGCATTTTGTCTGGACTCATTGTTGTCGGTTCGTACGATAAGAACTCATTGAGCGCGGCCGTTTGATTAGTTGCGCGCGCTGCGTTGAACGATGCGGCAAGATCTGCCAACTCTTGCGCGCTTAGCGGTTCGCCGCCAGTTTGTTTAAGTACGCCGGCTGGAATGCTTGACGATGCGTTGCGTGTGCGTGCGTCGTTGATCTTCAATGCTGTCTCGACAACTTGCGTTCCTGAATAGATCAGTCCTTGCGTCGGGCTAAGAATCTGTACAAGGTTGTAAGGATCTATCTCGCCGCCCTGAAAGTAAACGGCCTTTGACGGTGCAAACCACACGGGGCCTGCCATGTCTTGAGTAGTGACGCTGCCGGCTGGAAGACGTGTGAACGATGCTGGGTATCCGTCGGCGGTGCGTGAAGTGATGTACCAAAATGCGCGACCGAAGAAGAACAAATCGTCAAACGTCCATGACATAAGAAAGTTGTATGGCACTTCGGGATCTGGCCGACGCAACCATGATCGAGGAGCGGTGTAGATCTTCTCCATGTATTCGCCGTTCCATTGCTCCACGTAAGAGCGGAGCGGCATGCAGCCGATGACCGATGCCATAAGATCGCGCGAGCGATTTATTGCTGCAACTTGTACGGCGCGGTTACGCGCTTCGCCTTCTTGATACGTGTAGTACTGGCCGATCATCGAGACGCCGGCATTGTTTGATGCGTAGTTAAGTCCTGCGCCTGCGGCTGCGGCTTTGGCAGGCGGCGGCGAGATTGCGGCCTTGCTTACTTTGCGATCAAATAATCCCATCCCTAGAGCATGACACACTTGGCGCGTTTATGGTGGCAACCGCTCGGAGGCGTTTCCGATCCCGACGAAAGGTAGGGCTCACGAGCG